CGCCTCCGAGCATATAACCGCGTGTGTCGGACGCTACAGCGGCGAGAACCGTGGCAGTCGTTCCTCCAGTTCCATCCTTGATCGTGACATAAGTGGTCGTCGCCGACGAATTCGTGATGACCACGCCATACAAGTCGGTAAATGTCGCCGCAATAGCCGTAACAATCGTTGTCTCTGCCGTCGAGTTCGGCATGGCCGTAACCTGCCGTCCCTTGCTGAGCCGCGTCGAGGTCAGAACCTGCGTTGGGGCATCATAAGTGAGCAACGTTCCGGTCGTTGGATTGCCGAGAAAGTTCACCACGCCGGTCAGGCCTGACGAGACAGCCGTTGGTTGGGCTATCGTGACGCCCGAAACACCGCCCGTATTGACGTTGATCGAACCGTCCGAGTTCACCACCATTGCAGTTGGTGAATCGCCAGGCCCTATGATGATGTCGGTCATATTCTATTCTCCTGATGCTTCGCGGGCTTCCGCCTGGTCGCCTGCGTCGATTTTTGCGGATATGCGCGCCACTTCGATGGAAGCAGCGGCCTGGATGTGGGCGATCTTGAGCCGGATGTCGCCTTCCATCTGTATCTTGGCCAAGGCGCTGCGTTCTTCCATTTGCAGGCGTGCAGCTTCCAGCTCGTTCTCATGCTGGGATGTGATGAGTGCCTGCTGGGCGTCGGATGCGTTCTTGGCCTGATCGGCTTGCACCTTGGCGGCCTGTATCTGCTGGTCGGCCTGCACCTTGACCTGTTCCAGTTGCGCTTCCTGCTGCATTTTCTGCTGGGATAGCTGCGCGTCAGACTGTGCCTTGGCTTGCGCCAGTTGCAGTTCGCCCTGCACCTTGGCCATGGCAGGATCGGGATTGGGTTGCGGGTTCTGCGCCGCCTTCTCTAGTTTCTGGATGAGCGAATTCATCGCCCCCTCAAGTTCTTTTCCGACCGGGAAGGCTCTGACCGCAAACATCACCACCTGGAACAGGAACGGCAGGACTTCGGGCGGGGCGTTTTCAGCCTGCTGAACCAATTGGCCAATCGTGGTGATGAACTCAAGCCGCGACGCCTTCTCGCTTTCCTCGTCCGCCTTGATGGTCGAATCGGTCTCGATGTCGATGCGGAAGGAACGCAGCGCATTGTTGCGGATTAACGCTTCGACATCTTCCCAACTGGGCTCATTGAGCATGGTGTCGAGCTGGTCCGGCGTAATGCCCTTGGGGAGCGGAGGTGGCGCAACCGGTGAGGACATGGGGGATGGTTGCGCCACTCCGGGAGCAGCCTGGAATGGCTGAGGCTGCGCTCCCATATTCGCCTGCCCCGAAGGACTACCCTGAGGAGGAGTCATTGCAGGCGAATAAATCATCTTCTCGGCATTGGTGAACAAACGGATGCCGGAAATCGTCTTGATGGTGTCGATCTGGAACTTGGTACAGATCATGTCCACCAGAATGCGGATGACACCCCTAATGAAACGTTGCACCTCGCGCTGACGGTCGCTGATGCGGGCCGTGGCGAACTGCGACTTGATCATCTGGGCGGATGCGGTTTCTTCCGGCTCGGATGAGCCTCGGATGATGTCCGCAATGCCGGTGATTTCGTAAAGATCGTTCTTGGTCTGGTCACGCGCCTGATACATGGCGGCAACCGCATTGGCGATGCCATCCACAGGCAGCATGGCAAGAATGCCGGCCAAGCCGCCCTTCTCGGTCAAGGATGCCCATTGTTCAACCGGGACTAGCGCGTTCTCCGTGCCTTCACTGAGAATGCGTCCAATCGCAGGAGCCGATGCATCATAGGCACCCACCACCTTGAGCGATTTGATGGTGGAGTGAATTCGCCCTGTTAGCGTGTCCAGTTCAACGGCCTGGTCCTGATATTCAATGTAGTCTGGGGTGGGGATGAGGCTGTCGTTGGCGAGGGTAGCAAAGAGAGGCTTTGGACAGGGGAAAAATCCGTCAAGACCAAGCGGATCATCCCGGAGGTCCAGCGCTTCTGGAATGTCACGGTGGAACCATACGGCGCACTCGCGCTCCTTGTCCCAGAGTTCATAGATAGTGGATTTGCCGACCCCGTTGTCGATGACATTGTCGCGGTCATCCTTCTGCTTGTAGTCGAGCGGGGGAAGATTGCCCTGCTTTTCCCCGAAGCGCTTGATCAGTTCCTTGCGGCTGAGATAGACCTTCCTCCAGACGCAATAGACTTCTTCCCATGTGCGGCAGATATTGTGGCCGAAGTCGTCGGCATGGACGTAGTCGGTTAACGCTTCCTCGAAGTCGATGACCTCGGGCGGCTCGTCCTTGTCCTCGTATTGCTCGTCTTCGCCTTCGACCGCGTCGTCGGTGACTTCGAGAGGCGCTTCCTTGAAACTCGGACTGTAACGACACCAGACGGTTCCCCGTCCTCCGAGCAGGTAATCGAGAACGCATTGCCGGGCAGTCGCTGCAAAATGATCCGTGTCCACGAAGTAGGACACTGATCGTTCGAGAACCTGACTAGTGATTCTGCCCACTGGGTCAGCGTCTTTGAACCGTCTCTGGATGTCAGGCTTGGGATTGCGGGCATAGAGGGCCGGGAGCTGGGTTTGAACCATGGACCATAGCACATTGTAGCGGGCCACGGAATTCTCGGCTGCTGATCTCTCATCCTTATAGCGGCGCTGAATCTTCTCGACCCGTTTCTGCCAGGTGCGGACTTCTCGGTCATAGAGCTGAATCTCGGCCAGCCATTTGGCGATCTTGCGAAGGTCTTTATCGCCTTCGGTTGTCTAGCGCTCGGTGGCCTGTTCGCCGCCCGACATGGCCAGATTGGTGCCGGATTCGCCGATGCCGCTCATTCCGGGGTCCAGCCTTTGGCCCGGAATTGCTCCATCAAGTCCTTAAATGCGCGTGATCTGGTTCTGACGCTTTTCTGGCCAGAACAGCTCTGAGGCTTTGGCTTCGTGGAGGAAACGCGGCTTTTCCGGCTTGGGCGGCTCAATCGGGACTTGCCAGACTTGGCCGATGATTTCGAAGGCGTCGGCGCCATGTGAAGACCAGTCATGGCGGGGAACGGATCGGTAGGACTTACGATCAGCGTCGAACTCGAACTGGTAGTGCCGAAGCGCATTAAGCCCCATCTCGCAGCGTGTGGAATCGAACCAAGTCCGTTCCAAGGTCTTTCGGGCTGCTTCGATGCCATTCTGCTGGGTGGTCGCTGGGACCACATGCATTGTCACACCTAGGCCATACGCCTGTTGGACGATGGACCTTCCCCCAGCGGCCAAAAGCTTCTGAGCCGCATCATGTGGGACGTAGTGCTTTCCGTAGCGGATGGAGCGCTCGCGGGCTCTAGTATGAAGCACTTCGCAATAATGGGCAATATCCTGTCCGTTGTTCTCGTAATAGTCGATGACGTGAATTTCACCCTTCAGAATCTGGAACCACCAGATGGCCGTACTATCATCGAAACCCAGATCCCAAGCCGTATGAACGATGAGATCGGCAGGCTCAATAGCCGAAACGAGACGACCATCCTTGTCCGCCTCAGCAATCCATTTGCCATAGACCGCGCCTGTGATCGCTGCATCGAAATTGCACTCATATTCGGCCTCGTACTCGTTCTCGCTCATGATCGAGCGCTGCATCGTCAGTTCTGACTCGCTCAGGATGTCCGACTGGCTGGCCTTGAGAATATGAAGATACCAATTGGCCGGGTCTTCTCTAGCCATCTTGACCAGTTCGCCCAGGAGATTCTCCCACCCTCTTGGTGTACCTGCACAATCCAGCCAGCCCTGATAGTCGGCCAGGCAGGGGAGAATGACTTGGCTGAGGACTGAACGTGGAATGCCTTGCGCTTCATCTGTGACCACCCCATCGAAATAGTTGCCGCGAAGACTTTCCTGGTTGTCTGAGCCATAGAGTTCAATCGTCGCCTCGGTGCGAGGCATCGTGATGGTCAGTTCTTGTTGGTTGATCTTGCCGCCGGCTTCGATGAGATCGCTGCAGTAGTGCAGGAGATAGGGCCATGCGATTTTTTTGGACTGGTTGCGATAAGGAGCGATATAGGCAAAGCGGCCATGAGGAAAGCGACGCTCCAGCGTGCAGGCTGCCTTTATTAACCTATTGATTCTAGCGACACTTTTCCCAGCACGCCGATGGCATACAGACACCGTGAAGCGTTTGTCTGTTGCGTGGTACGGCAGGAATTGCCGTCTTGGCTTGTATGGAATTGTGACGCTAGGCAGATTTGGCTGCCTTCTGCCGCGCCCTGCGCTCGCGGGCTTTGAGCTTGAGATATTCCTTGCGGGACGGCTTCGGCGGTAATTTGATGCCGTAATATTTCGGCTGGTCTATGACGAAGTTTCTGGCTTCCGGCGGCGCGCAGATATGCCGCCACTCGGTCTTGCCACAGGTCTTGCACTTCGGAGGCCCCATGCCATGTGTATACGCCGCGTATACAGCGTATACAAGTTAAGCGCGCAACATCTCCCCTACTTTTTTGGCTTGCTCGGGATGGAGCTTCTTTCTGGCCTTGGCTTTGACAGCAGCTGCTTCGGAAGCGCTAATGTTTCCAGCGCGCTCGGATCTTGTAGCTCCGCCAATAGCCAGCCTCGCATGTTTCTTGTCTCCAATAGGAAATGAACCATGTGGGCCTGCTTTCTCGCCAGGAACGTCGCTGGGACCGATCTTGCTCATGCTTGCCTCAACATTCTGCCGAGTTTGCGCGGATCTGGCGGCTTCTTTTTGATGCCTTCTGAGGCCATCTGAGCCGCTTTAGCCTGAGGAATGCCCTTGCGCTTGGCGATTTCAGAATCGTGCGCCGCTGCTTCAAAAAGCCTATGC